ATCTTAACAGATATTAATCTATAAACATCAGCAAACCCTAATAAAAGAGTAGAATTTTGAGCAGTTGCTTGAGTAGTAAATGTTGCGGTAGCTGAAGAAACTAATGTTTTAGACTTTTCTGTTAAAACAGCACCACTTTTATTAACAGCTGCAATAACCATCATGCTTCTACCAGATAGTGAGGAATCTAGATCAAATGTTACACTAGATCCTGATGGTGTAATTCCAGTAGGTAATACGATAGCACCACCAGCACCAGAATCATTATCAACAACAATATAATTGTCTGTCTCAGCAGCAGAAGCCATATTACCAGAAGCTGTCGATACTGTTAATTGAGGTGAACCTGATACTGTTGCAGTGCCAGAAAACTTTTCATACACAGTGTAGACTGTATCGTTAGCAAGTAGTGCTGAACGGACATCTTTAATTGCGTAATAAGGTAATGGGAAAATTAAAGATGTATTTTCTGGCTCTTTAATTTCAGTTGAAACTCTATCAATAGTAGAACCAGTGATAGTAATAGAACTATCAACAGTCATAGAAACTTGTGAAGCAATCGCTGTAATACGACGCTTAGTTCCACCAAATGATACTACATCACCAACTATAAAATCAGTTTGGAAAGAAGTACCATTACCAGTAATTGTAGTAGAAGATGATGCTGTGGCAGAACCAATCAAACGAGTTAAAACTGGTTCAATATCTGCAGAGAAAGAAAGATTTGCATCACTTGACACATTAAAGAAAGCAGACTTAACTTTACGATTAAAGTCATAAGTTCCATTCATCTTAATATCAAACAAACCTAATTTGTAAATTGCAGTTTGTGTGCCGATTGTTCCGTTATGCCATTCTAATAAACGAACACGAGCAGTACCAACTGCAGTTGCACTTGCTGGAGCAGTTCCAACAGCTGATGTTAGTCTGTCGTATAATGTAACCTCACCAAAAGTATCTACTGGTGGTAAACTATTGACATTGGTTACAAGTAAGTAATTTCCTACAGTAGAAGGAATGTAAGCATTTTCTACTTGAACGAACTCACGAGATTTTTCAACAGGAACATATTCTGTTGCAATCTTTTCAATTTCATATCCTTGAACATACGCTTTTCCAGGCTCCAAACCAACAGCTAATTTTGCTTCGTTTGCTTGATTTGTTACAAGAGTATCTGCATTTCCTGGAGCATAAATGCCACGATTGTAATATGGAGTTGTTGTATATTCCCATTGAACACCAGTATTACCTGGACCATCATAAACTGCGCCTGCAGTATGAGTTGGTGGAGTGCTTGATGAAGAAGTTGCGCTGTTTCTAGCAACATAAATGTTACCGCTATTAGTAACCACATCTCCTGTTAGATAAACTCTGCTTGAAGACCAAGAACCACGATTGTTATCTCTATATTCACGAATATCAATTTCAAAGTTTTTAACAGTATAGTTACCAGACTCATCATATGTACGACGAGCAAAAGTTTCTTCTAATACTGAGTATTCTGTTCTACGGACTTCACGCTTAACTTGACCATCACCAGTACGAATCAATTCGATAAAATCTGTATCAGCAGTGCTTCCTTCAGTTAGTTTAGTTAATGTTGCAGTTATGCTATAACGATGAGCACCTGGAGCAGCATAGTTAAACGAATTTTGAGCATTGTCAAATAATGTTTCGTCTTCTTCTGCAGTGACAATAGATTCTTCACACAACAAACCAATACGATATGACGGAGTGTTTGTATATTTGTCAAGAATAATTGTTTGTGGTTCTACGAGGACAAAGTGTTCTTTGATATAGTACACACCAAGAGTAATAGTTGCAATTGAACCCTTGCCAGATGGAGAAGATGCTAGTGCTTGAACAGTATATGTAGTATCAACATCAGAAATAACATCACCAGCAGCAAATGTTTTTTCTGTAGTGCTGGTTCCAGAATTCTTATAACGAACAAAAAGTGTAGCTGGATCTGCACCAGAAGATTTAGCATAGTGGATAACTTCAGCTTGAAGACCAGTTGCGTTTTGAATTGTTAAACCGACGAATTCTTCAACAACTGTGTCTGCATTAACTGAGGCATATGCAGCTTCTAATTTAACATAACCAATATCAGTATCAATAGATGCTTGTCCAGGAATGACCATCGCACCTTCTTTAAATACATGGTCTCCAAAACGAGAAATTTGATTTTGCAGAATAGTCTGCATTTGAGTAAGTTCTCGTGCTTGAACTGCATACGCTGGGCGATAAAGAATTCGATAGAATTTTTTAGTTTCATCGAAGTCATCATAATATGGTTCGGTATTAAAGTTAATAGCCATTCTTTGTTCTTCTCTCGGTTAGTTCTCTATATTTATGTTAGAATCTAATAATAGTTCTAAGAGTAACAGTCTCTTCATCTGACGGAGTAAATCCAGCTTTATTATCAATAAACATCAGCTGACCAGAATATTTATCCACTGTTGGATTAGATACTGAAGATGCAGTAAAAGTTTGACTTGCATCATTAGTAAAAATATCATTTGTAGCAGGAACATCGTTATCTAAAGATTGGATTAGTGCTGCAGTAGATGTAGAAGAAACTACACGATATCTTCTCTCAAAAGTAGTTCCACCTATAACTCTATCTACAGTAATATTTGTATCTTTAGGAAAGTAAGTAGTATTAATAGAACCCTGTACCAAGAAACACGCAGATCCTATCACCCCTGTAAAACGAGTATTTGCTCCATACGCTCTTGGATTTTTAATAATACCCAATTGACGATAGTCGTTATTTACCTCAAGTCCTTGGTTTAAGTCATTAGAAACATTAGAGTAAAACATTAATGTTCTTGCAAAAAACTCATCTGGAGCATTCTTTCCATGTCCACCAAATGGAGGCATAATCGCTCTGGCTTTTGCAGCCTTACCATTTCCAGTAATTACTACATTGGCGAAGGTATAATTTTGTCCTGGATTTGTAATATTAATTTTAGTAATACGACCAGTTGCAGTATTAATAGTAGCTGTAGCTGTCGCACCAGTTCCGTCACCCTGTATAGCAACTGTGGCAACACCATAACCATATCCACCAGAGATTAATTTGATGGCATTAATAGTTCCAGCTGTAGTTAAAATTTCATTGTTGGCTTGTAAAGATGCAATATTACCTACATTTAAATCTACATTTAAACTGGCAGCAGTTCCATCTCCAGAAACAGCGATTGTTGCTGTGCTATATCCAATACCACTATTTTCAACAGTAACACCAGTAATCTGTCCACCATCTAAAATAGGATATAGTTTTGCTTCTGACTTAGACACATTTACCGCTGCGATTGCACCAGATCCACCACTACCACTAAATGAGACTGTAGGAACAGTTGAATATCCTGCACCAAATCTACGAACAACTGAGCCAGTAGCTGGAACTCCAGCATACGCTACAGTGGCAGTTCCATTAGTAGCTGACCCAGAAGTATGTGTAGGATTAGAACTACTAGTAGTACCAGCACCTGTAATAGTATACAAACGACCAGCAACAAAATATTGTTCACCAACTAATACAGCTGTACTCAATGGGAAAGCAGTTCCAAATGTAACTGTTGGATCGCTAGTATAATTATCTCCTGGATTTGTTACCGTAACATATAAAACAGAACCAGTGACAGCATTCATTTTAGCGGATGCTACTGCTGAAGAACCACCACCACCAGAAAATGTGATAGATGGTGTTGTGGTATATCCAGATCCACCAGTAATTAAATTAATCTCTCTCACTGCACCAGTTAAACTCACTGAAGCAACACTTTGTCTCGAAGTATTAGAATATGTTAACCCAGTTGGAGTTCCTGCAGTAGTAACAATAGCTACATCAGAAGTATCTGTTAAAGTAAACCCTGTAACAGAAGAACCAGAGCCAGTAATAGTAGAAACTTTGTATGTAGTTGGATTTGAATATCCAGTAATACTACCAGTGCCACCAAATGTTCCAGATATAGCAATTAGATTACCAACTGCTATTGTAGTTGCAGTGCAAGTAAATTGACCACCAGTGCCAGCTATAACAACACCAGAAATTGTTGGTGTAGTCATTGATGCACTACCTTTAGCTCTAGTGCCAGCAAATTTTAATGCAGCTGTCCCATTTTGAACTATACCTAGTCTATGAGTAGGTTCAGATGAAGATAAAGTTCCTGGAGATGTAATTTCATAAAAATCAAATACACTGTTATAAATTTTCTGTCCAAGAAATACTGTTGCTCCAGAAATAAATGCTGAAGCATCAGAAACTGGATCACTAAAAGTTACTGTTGGAGCAGAAGTATAATTAGTACCAGCCGTAGATACAGTCGCACCAGTTACAAAAATAGGATCCTCTACACGAGAACCATCACCTGAAACTGTAAGAGTTGCTGTTGTATATCCAGAACCTTTATTATTAATAATAACACTATCAACAGTGCCATTAGAATAAAATTGATTTGTTAGTGCAGAAACAACAGGAATCTGTTGATCATTTAAAAATTTACTTCTTAAATTAATAGGAACATTATACATG